ATCATACTCAGGTACTCGATTTAAAATACACTCACAAGAGTTTAGACTAATTAACGATGACACGGTTGAAGCCGTTGTCGATGACCCAAGAGGATATAAAAGGATATGAACGAAGTAGCAGAAAAAATTGAAGAGCAGGACACACAACAAGATTTAGATTTTGGTGAAGATAAGCCTGTAGAAACAAAACAACAGGAAGAAACTTCTTTTGAGGTTGAGATTGTTGATGATAGACCTGAAGAAGATAGGGTTCCAAAGCGAAAAGAAGATACGCAGCCTAAAGTTGAAGGTGATGAAGATGAAGCCAAAAACTATAGTGACAAGGTGCAAAAGCGTATCAAGGAGCTAAAATACGAGTATCATGAAGAGCGTAGAGCCAAAGAAGAAGCCTCTCGTCTACAAGAGGAGGCACTAAATTACGCTAAAAAACTTCAGAAAGAAAACGAAGAACTGCGTAAAAGCCTGTCTGATGGTGAAAGTGTTTTGATAAATCAAGCTAAAGGCAGAGTAGATGCACAGCTTGAAAAAGCCAAGATAGATTACAAAGAAGCTTACGAATCAGGTGATCCAGATAAACTCGCTGATGCGTCTGCTGAGTTAGCTAGAATACAAAATGAAAAATATCGTGTGGATACCTACACACCACCAAAACAACCTGAGTCAAGGGTAGAGCAAACTAAGTCAATACCTCAGCAACCCCAGAAACCACAGGTGAGTCAGAGGGCTTTGGACTGGGCAAATGAGAATACATGGTTCAATAAAGATAGTAAAATGACCTCGTATGCCTTTGGTGTTCATGAGGAGTTGGTAAAAAAAGGTGTTGTCGGAGACAGCGAAGAGTATTATAAAGAGATAGATAGGGAAATGCGAAAAGTTTTTCCAGACAAGTTTGACGATGTTATTGAAGATGAGGAAACGCAACAGAGTCAGACTGGCAACGTGGTTGCCCCCACTAAACGGAGTGCAAAAAAACCACGCACAGTGCGACTGACCTCAACCCAAGTGAACCTCGCTAGACGCTTGGGTCTCACAAAAGAGCAATATGCAGCGCAATTAATGAAGGATCAAGGAAATGGCTGATAGAGAACCAAGAGATAACGAAACAAGAGAAATGGAATTTCGCAAGAAATCATGGGAAAGACCTACGTTGTTGCCAACACCTAATCCCAGACCTGGGGTTAAGTTTCGTTGGATACGAACAGCGATCATGGGTCAATCAGATAACCCTAATGTATCTGCAAGGTTTCGTGAAGGTTGGACACCTGTCTTAGCCAAAGACCATCCTGAGTTACACGTTATGTCTGACATCGATTCACGATGGAAAGACAATATTGAAATTGGTGGTCAGCTACTCTGTAGCATATCAACCGAAAAAGTAGAAGCTCGTAAGGAAGCCCACAAGGAAATGGCTAACAGGCAAATGGAATCTGTGGACAACTCTTTCTTGCGTAATAATGATCCTCGAATGCCAGTTCTGAAACCAGAGCGAAGCACTCGAACAACTTAATGGAGGTAGACATATGTCTAGCATATCTGCTCCTTTTGGGTTAAGACCAGTAGGAACATTAGGTGGCGAATACACTGGTGGTTTTCGTCAATATCCTATCCTATCTTCTCAATCCACAAGGATTTGTTACGGTGATGTCGTCAAGCTAAATGATGACGGTGGAACCACAACGATAGCGAAAGATACAGGCACAAGCACAGCAACGCCAATCGGTATCTTTCTAGGATGTCGTTATATAGATGTAAGCACAAGTCAGCTTACATTTTCATCTCAATGGTCAGGTGCAGCCCATACCAGTGGTATGGCGTATGTTGCTGATGATCCAAACATTCTGTTTGCTGTACAAGCAGACGGAGCAGTAACTGATGATGATCTTGGTGCTAACGTAGAGTTAGAGCAGACAGCATCAAGTGCTACGTTTGGAATGTCTCGTGTCAGCATTGACATTAGCACAACAAACACAACTGCAGCTTTACCAGTAAGGATTGTTGATTTTCTTGGTGGTCACGATGGTGACGAAAGAGGAACTTCATTCCCAATCATGCTTTGTAAGTTTAATTCAGGGCATCAATTGGCAACAGGTGGCACAAGTGCTGCTGCGCCAGGAGGAGGCTAATCATGGCTGTAATGAGTAGAGCAAATCTCTTAAAAGAGTTACTCCCAGGTTTAAACGCATTGTTTGGACTAGAGTATGAAGGCTATGAAAACGAACACGCTGATATCTATGAAACTGAAAACTCAGACAGAAGTTTTGAGGAAGAGGTGAAGCTATCAGGGTTCGGTGCAGCCCCAGTGAAGCAAGAAGGTGCAGCCATCTCCTATGATGTAGCACAAGAGTCATTCACTGCTCGTTTTAATCACGAGACAGTGGCTATGGGTTTCTCCATCACAGAGGAAGCTATGGAAGACAATTTGTATGACAGCCTATCAGCACGTTATACAAAAGCACTTGCTAGAGCTATGGCTTACACAAAGCAAACAAAAGCAGCGTCACTTCTAAACACTGGTTTTGATACATTCACTTCTGGTGATGGAGCCTTTCTATTTAGTGCCTCCCACGGAACCGTGGCAGGTGGTAATAACAGAAACCAACCATCAACAGCAGCAGACCTTAACGAAACATCTTTAGAGCAAGCTGTGATTGATATCGCAGCCTTCGTAGATGAAAGAGGTCTATTGATTGCAGCAAGACCAAGAAAGCTGATTGTTCCACCTGCATTGATGTTTACAGCAACAAGATTGCTACAAACAGATTTCAGAACAGGAACTGCTGATAATGACATTAACGCTATCAAGTCTAATGGGTCTATCCCAGAAGGCTTTGCTGTTAACCATTATCTAACAGATAGTGATGCTTTCTTCATCATCACAGACGTTCCAAACGGAATGAAGCATTTCGTTAGAACTCCTATGGCTACTGGCATGGACGGTGATTTCAACACTGGAAACGTAAGATACAAGGCGAGAGAAAGATATTCTTTCGGTGTATCTGATCCACTTGGAATTTACGGTTCAACAGGAGCTGCGTAAACTAGCAAACTAAGGGGGGCTTAACAGCCCCCTTTGACTTTCACCTTGACAGCGAAAGCTGACTTGCCAAGACAAGGAGATTAAGATGGCAAACACAACTTTTAAAGGAACATTACGTTCTGAGGGTGGCTACTCATCAATAGCCACAGCAACAGGTACAGGAACAGAAACCACACAGATGTCTATATCATCAGCAGGTTTTGCCTCACTTGATGCAAATACAATGGCTACCGAAGCAGGCACAGGTATCACAGGTGGTACAGGTACTGTCTACAGAAGCTCTGTAATTAGAGAAGGTGGGATTATTAAGACAAGTATCTTGATTGATCTTACAGGTCTACGATCCACAGCTAGTGGTGATATCATTGGTGTAGACGGAACATCAAATGTATGTCACATCGGACAGATTACAGCAGCCAGAAACGGAACCATCTTAGCAGGTAGAATGACTTGCTTTGAGGCTCCTACTGGTGGTGATCCAGATATCAACGTACACTCAGCTACGGAGGGTACAGGTGTTGAAGATGGGGCAATTTCAGACTTGACTGAAACCTTATTGGTAAACGCAGGAGATGCTACATTGGGTAGTGTTGTTATATTTACAGCCGTACCTGCAGCCGATGAGTTTCTATACTTAACACTAGGGGATACAACAAACGCAGACTACACAGCAGGAAAGTTACTTATAGAACTGTTTGGTTACGAAGCGTAATTAGGGGGATAACATGGCTGATGCAGTAACATCACAAACCCTCTTTGACGGTGACAAACACGTTGTTATGAAATTTACAAACATTTCTGATGGCACAGGTGAGTCAGCCGTTAAAAAGGTCGATGTCAGTGCATTGGAATCAGATATAAATGGCAATACTTGTACGAGTGTTGCCATAGAGAAAATCTGGTGGCAGTGCATAGGCATGAAGGTTAGAATGTTCTTCGATGCAACCTCTGACAAGTTTATAATAGAGTTAGGTGAAAATCAGAGTGGGTATCATGACTATAGTGAGTTTGGTGGTATAAAAAATAACGCAGGGTCTGGAAAGACAGGTGATATTGACTTTACTACTGTGGGTCACTCTAGTGCTGATACATATACTATCATTCTGAAGATGCGTAAAACATACTAACGTGTTCGATCCAGTAACTATTTCGGCTGCTGTCGCTACGGCAAGCACAGCCTTTAACGGCATAAAAAGGGCGTTTCAGGCAGGTCGTGATTTGGAATCCATGTCACAGGACTTATCCAGATGGATGGGTGCTGTTAGTGATGTGGATGCAGCTCACAAATCTGCCAAGAACCCTACCATGTTTCGTAAAGTTTTTAGTGGGGGAAGCATTGAGCAGGAGGCAATAGAAGCCTTTACTGC